TCGAGGGGCTAAAACTCAGGTCAGCGGCACACTGACCGCCCAAACCAACAGCCTTTCTCTCCCCTCAGACTTTGCGGAGCTAGACTCTTTCAGCCTGACGGCTGACCCTGTGATGGTTCTCCGGTTTGTCAGCCCTGAGCAAATCAGGCGCTACCGCAGGCCCTCAACTGGGCAGCCAGCGTACTTCAGCATTGCTGACGTTATTGAGTTTGACGTAACCCCTGACTCTGCCTACGCCTATCAGATGACGTATTGGCCGACCATCTCGGCTTTGAGTGTCTCTAATACTACCAATTGGCTTCTGACCAAATACCCTGACGTATACCTGTCTGCCTCGATGATGTGGGCTAATCGGTACCTGATGGAGTCAGAAGAAGCTGCTACATGGGCGGCGCAGTACAAAGAGGCCGCAGCGATGGCCTCGCAAGAATATTTCCGGTCCCGCCAGTCTCAGGGGCCTCTAAGCATTGTTTTGGAGCAGAAGCCCTATGAGTGACGTAAATACTTGGAATGTAGCTGCGGCCAGCAACAACGCTGCTGCGCCTAACGGTTTCCCCGAGGGGATGCCTCCCTCTGGCGTGAACGATGCTGCCCGAGAGGTCATGGCCGCTGTAGCCCGTTACCGGTCAGACACTGACGGGGTGAATACGAGTTCTGGCACGAACACGATTACGCTTGCTGCCAGTCGGACAATGACGGCCTATGCCCAGGGCGACTTGTATACCTTTAAGGCAGGCGGGACGAATACCGGAGCCACGACAATTAACGTGGACTCTTTAGGGGCCAAGGATGTCCAGTTCAATGGGGCCGCATGCACGGGCGGGGAAATCGTTTCTGGCCTGATGTATACCGTTGTCTATGACGGGACGCAGTTCCAGCTTATGAATGCTGCGTCCTATCCGGCCATTGATATTACGACGTTGGAAGTCACGAACATCAAAGCGAAGGATGGAACTGCATCTGCAACCATCGCAAACAGCACCGGCCTGATGACCTTATCCAAGGTCCAGATAGATGATGGAAGGGCGGTATTCAAGCTATCCAGCCCCGGAAGCAATGCGGCGTTGAATGTTACTGGGTTGAATGCCCTTGGAAACGCAAACACCCCAATAGGGGTGAACGTAGGATTTGAAATTGCTTCTGAGTCAACCCAAGGTGCAGTGGGATTTCAGAGCACAGCAGATCTTCAGGATGCTGCGTTTACGCTTCAATACTACACAGGTTACCAGGCGTCAAACCTCTATTGCGACTCTACAACGCCAATCGTTACAACGCAGTGCGGATTTAAGGCAAGCGATTTAACTTATGCAACCACCAATTATGGTTTTTATTCGGACATAACGGCCTCAGGCACATCACGTTACAACTTTTACGCCAACGGAACAGCGCCTAATTATTTTTCCGGCAATGTTTTAATTGGTTCTAATTCAGCAGCTCAAACATCTATTGGCCAAACGCCAAATTTTCAACTGGTTGGAGATGCTTTTCTTACTGCATCCTCAATGCAGGCATCATTCAATACTGCCGCAGCCGGCCCCACAAACTACTATTTCAAAGCACGAGGCACCCAAGCATCCCCGACAATTGTAAGCTCAGGGGATTCTTTGGGACTGTTTGCTTTCGAGGGGTATGATGGCAGTCAAGCCCGCCGAGGCGCATCCATAGAAGCGGAAGTGGATGGGACGCCCGGCGCATCCGATATGCCGGGGAGAATTGTTTTTTCCACAACGGCAGACGGAAGCGGAAGTCCTACCGAACGCATGCGCATTACCAACGATGGCATCGTAGACATTCGCGCGGATAACAATGGCTTGGGAAATTTAGACCAGCCGTTAAACATCCTGAGATTTACTGACACTGACACAACGACCACTGGTGGACAGCCGATTGGGTCAATACAGTTTTATAATTCTGATACCAACAATCCCGCAGTCGGTGGGTATATTGTTTGCGGCGCAAATGGCGGGTCAGGCGGGGGGATACTTAAATTCGGCGCGGCTGCTAATGCCGGAACAGCATCAGAAATAGCGAGAATTGCGGCTAATGGCCTCACAGTCACGGCTGCTGCAGCAGCTTTGGGTTATGGCGCTGGCTCAGGCGGAGCGGTAACTCAAACAGGCAGCCGAACCACAGGCGTGACTCTGGATAAAGCTAATGGCGCAATCACGTTGGTTTCTGCCGCTGGCACCACAACTATCCAGAGCTTTACGGTTACCAACAGCACTGTGGCGGCTACGGACACCATCATCGTCAACCAGAAATCAGGAACCGACCTTTACCGCATTTATGTAACCGCAGTTGCTGCTGGAAGTTTCCGTATCAGCTTTGCGACCTTAAGCGGAACCACGACAGAGCAACCTGTTTTTAACTTTGCGGTCATCAAGGCGGTAACGTCATGAAATACCTAAACCACACCTTTATTGCTTTAGCTGTTCAAGCAATCGTCTATCTCCTGATTGGCAGTGCCGTGGTCGGTGCTGCTTTGGCCATTGGCGTGTTCTTTGGCCGCGAACATGCGCAGGCCGAATACCGCTGGATTGAGAAATTCGGAGAGGGGAAGCGGGCCAACTGGAACTGGAAGAACATCTTCACAGCAAAGATATGGTCAGTTGATTCCGTGGTTTGGGACTTCTTGCTTCCTGCCGTTGTCGTGGCAGGTATCGCATGCCTGTAATCAAAGTCCCATTCGGGCCTTACCTCCCTGACCTCGGGGACCTGGGGAACCAAGGCTCTACGGTCGCGACCAACGTGATCCCGGACGCTGGACTGTTCAGGCCTTTCTTTGGCCTCTCTCCTATTGCCTCAACCTCTATCTCTGCTTACGCCAGAGGCGCTATCTCGGCCACTGGCAGCGATGCGTTTAACTACAACTATGCAGGGGACGCTACAAAGTTATACACGCGCTCAAGCGCCGCCACGTCTTCGGCCTATGTTGATGCGTCAAGAACCTCTGGGGCGTATACAACGACATCAGAGAACCGCTGGGACTTTGCCAAGTATGGCGAGAAGATTATTGCCACCAACTTTGATGACGCGCCCCAGGTTATTACGCTCGGCGGAACAAACTTCGACGACCTTGGAGGAAGCCCGCCCAAAGCAAAAACTGTGGCCGTGGTAGGAGACTTTGTGGTCCTTGGGAATCTGGATGAGGGCGGCAACAAAAACATCCAGAAGGTTCGTTGGTCTGGTTTCGGGGACGAGACTGCTTGGACTAGCTCTCCGCTCACGCAGTCTGATGAGCAGATTCTAGAAGCTAACTTCGGCCCCATTGAGCGCATCATTGGCGGAGACTTTGGAAGCATCTTCATGCGTCGCGGCATCATCAGAATGGAGCGCGAGGGTCCGCCTACAGTATTCGGCTTTTACCCCGCTGAAAGGAAAAAGGGAGCCATTTCCGCTGGCGCGGTTGTGGATGCTGGCGGCGTCATGTTTTACGTCTCGGATGACGACATCTACGTTTTTAATGGGCAAGAGAGTCAGAATATAGGAGCCGGGAAAGTCGCCAGAACCTTCTTTGCGGACGCTGACCCTGCTTACTTCTATCGCATGAGCAGCGCGGTTGACGTGAAACGTTCATTGGCAATGTGGTCTTACGCAGGAGAGGCGAACAACAACGGTCAGCCCAACAAAATCCTGATTTATCACTGGCCGTCTGGAACGTGGTCTGTGTCTACCTTGGAAGTGAACTCTATCTATTCGTATATTTCATCTGGCTACACCTTGGAGGCTTTAGATGAAATCTCCGCAAGTCTTGACGCTCTGTCGGCCTCTTTGGATTCTTCTATCTGGGACGGTGGACAGTTAAGCGTGGGCGGATTCAGCGCCACAAATGTTCCAAGTACGTTTGACGGAGCCGCATTGACCGCGACTATCGAAACGAAAGAGTTTGAGGCTTCGTCTGGGATTGCAGCTTTAGTAGACCAAGTGCGCCCAATTATCGAGGGGGATTCCTCCACCATATCAGTGCAGCACGGATACCGTATGCGCCAGTCCCAGCAGGTCACTTGGGACCCTGTGGTTACGGTAAACGATGATGGGGCTTTCGATGTGCGCAGGGCCGCCAGGTATCACAGAATCCGAGTGTCTGTCTCTGGTGGATTTACCAAGGCCGTAGCCGTTGACGTAAGGGTGAAGAAAAGTGGTAAGCGATAGGTCAGAGCTTTTTGGTGGGAAGCTGGGGAGCGTATACCCAGCAACTACCACCGCGCAAACTTTATACACTGCCCTTGCTGGCACTGAGATAACGCGCATTCAGATTTGCAACATCACGAATAATAATACCTCTTACTACATATATCACGACGACACAGGCTCGACTTACGGCACGGCTACTGCTTTGGTTTTCAACAAGTCAGTAAGCGGGCACCAAGTAGAAGTGATTGAGGCGGCGTCTCAGGGGTCAGGAATAACGGTCGCGAGAGGCGGCAGCATTGGGGTGGCAGTGACTAACGGAAGCCACCTTAACTTCACTGTTTATGGCGTAGTCCAGAAAGTAAGGTAAAGAAGATGGGTAATAGACTTCGTGATTACGGTTTTGTAAATCCGTTTCGCGCAAATGAGCGGGGCTCAAATTATAACGCGAGTCTTCATGACTTGTCTGGCGCAAGCATTGACCAGTTTCTTACTGATGTTTCCACCTATAACACAATTATAAGGGATTACGGCCTAACCTCGCAGATCGAATATAAACAGCCAAATGGCTCATGGGGGACTGCTGTTCCTCCAAAACCAACTCAAAAGGTGAAGTATGAGCCTGGGTCTGGCGGCGCCACGTCATATAGAGCAGAGAAATATGTTCAAGCAGAGAGCCATCGGCTCGGGCAACCAACTCCTGAGTCGGAACTTACTCAAATTATGCCTGAGTACCGCTGGAGAATATCTGGCGATCTAAACGGTGCAAATCAAGCGATGCGGGCAGCGGGGTTACAAGGCTCTTACACGGGGCCTCGCGGAGATAAATTTACCACCGGGCAAGTTTTTAAGGAAATTATTCCAGCCGAGTCTGTAGACCTGTGGAGCAAAGCCGGCAGTGCGGCATCACCATCGCAAAGAGTTGGGAAAATATATCTTAATACAGACGACCCACTAGGGGCGGGTATTAGAGGCTCTGACTCTGCGATTGATAGATCTTATGGCGGAGCAACTGCTCCGCAGTTTTACACATTCCCGAACATTACTAGTGCTAATAGACAAATGGCAGGAGGTTTTGCACAAAACGTCCCTTATATTGATAGTCAATCTTATGGGGGATTTTATGTAAAACAAGTTTCCGATCAAGTGTTCAGCAACCCAAATATTGAGGGTGTTAGATACAACCCTACTGCATTTAGGGCGGCACTTGATGCAACGCCAGCAATAAGAGACCAGATTGGGACTTATTTTAATGACACATCTTCTTATTGGCGTTCTCGTGATGACGGAGGTGGCGCTTTAGGAGTAATCGCAAAAGGACTTGTCGGGGTTGCCCAGTTTGCATCTATGGCTACTGGACTTAACGCCCTCGTAACAGGCCTTGGCTCTCTTGTTGGGGGCGCTGGTCTTCAGGGCGCATTTAATGCCGCATTAAATACAGCCGGAGCCATGCCTGATATTGGAAGTGTTATTGGGGGGGCTGCCGGAAGCGCAACCGCGGGAAACCTTGCCAACATTGCCATTGGTGGGATCATAGGCGGAGAAGTTGGCGGCCTTCCTGGGGCCTTACTTGGGGCTGGAGGCGCTGCGATTGGGGCGGGCATCGACCAAGCTGGCGGAATCCGTGAGTTTATAAGAGACCCTTTTGGAAACATTACCGGGGCAATAGGTCTCGGTGGAGAAGTATTGTCTGGCGCTCAGCTAGCTGCAATGGAGGCTGCTGGGCAAATAGGGCCGGGGAGCCTTGCGCAAAATACAACGGGCGGGTCTTTCAGCCCTACAGGAGAATATGTGCCTTTACAGGGAGGGTATGCCATTCTGCCTGGAGGAGCGGGGCAAATTCCTGAAATTGGGAT